TCGTGGTGGTGCCTGCCGGGTCCGGCATGGTGGACTCCTCGGTGAGGGTGGGATCGGGGATGGCCGGCTCGATGGCCGGCATGGGCGGGGGGTCACTGGCGCCGCGCACAGCGGCGGCCGGATCGACCGGCAGCGGGACAACGGAGATCTCGTATGGCTCCCAATCGACAGCCCGGTGGACGGTGCCGGCGACGGGATCCGGGATCGGCTCGTAGCGGTGCACGCGGTATCCGACGCTGACGCTGCGCAGGGTGCCGTCGGCGATGCGCTGCCAGAGCGGTTCGACATCGGCCGCGGACGAGAACTGCAGGGTGGCGATGCCACGTCCGGCTTCGATGCGCGCGGCGATCACTCGCCCCACGACGTCACGGGCATCACCACTACGGTGGGTGTTGAGCACCGGGGCGCCGCCATCCCGGAGCCCCTGCATGCGCACCGCGTTGGGCGACATGTCGAGTTCCTCGGTGATCAGACCGAGGGGCGGCACGACGTTGCGGGCGCGGGCGCCGGTGGACCACACAACTTCCACCGTGCGTGCGGCGCGGTTCACGGTAGCCGGCGCTGCGACGGCCCGGGCTGCAGTGATCGACTGCCCATTGATGGGAAGTCGATCGGCATGCGTCGTCGCCGGCGCGGGATCGCTCCCGCCCGGATCAATGGGTTCGGTCATGGAGTCAGCCTTGCTGGGGTGTCGTGGCAGGTTCGGCGCGTGGCGGCATCGCGGCTCCCGTCGCGGCAATCTCGATGGCGGCCATTTGCGCCGCGTCCTGCGCAGACCCCGATTTGGCGACGCGGCGGGGATCGCTGTCGAGCGAGATGCCGGCATCGTCGAGCAGCGCATTGGCGGCGCGGATCATCTCCACCGCCTGGCGGAAGTCGTAGCCGAAGGAGCCCACAGCCTCCGGCTGCGGCACGAAGCCCGCGCGGACCTGGGCGATCAGCGCCGTGGTGTCCTTCAGCGGGTCGATCATCTCATGCGCCGGCGGGACGTGGGCGACATCCGTGGGCATGCCGGCGTCCCACAGGCCCAGCAGTGCCCCCTGCTGGTGAAAACGATCGGCGATGGGGCGCACCAGCATCGGAATCAGCATGCCGTACTGCACCTGCTCGCAGAGGCGGCGGAACTCGATCTTGCCGGCGCGCAGGCTGGAGTAGTTGGCAGCCGTCAGGTCGCCAGACACCTGGTCGTAGGTCAGTCCGGCGCCGACCGCCGCTGCTTCCAGCGCCCGACGCGCGAAGGCAGTGTGGCTGCCACCCCCCGAGGGGTTCACCACCTCCACCGAGCCCGAGCCGCGCCGATAGAGGATCATGCCAGGCTCAAAGGCTTCCACCGGCCGTCCCTGGGCGTCGCGTAGCAGCCCAGCCGCCGCGCCAGTCAGCACCTCGTCGCCCTCCTCGGTGACGACAGCGGCGAGGCAGGCCTCGATCTTGGCCTTCATCAGCAGGGCTGCCTCGTAGTCGCCGAGGTCGCGCAGGCGGAGCAGGGTGGGTGCCAGCCAGGACACGTCCCGCAGCTGGCCAGGCCGGCGCTTGCGGTAGATGTGCAGCACCTCCGAGGCTGGGACTGGCATGCTGCTCTGGCTCGTCCCCGGCAGATACCACGACGCCCCAGGATGCTGCGGAAACAACCAGTAGGCCGCGGGTGCGCCGGTAGCATCGAGGGTGATGCCCTGCACCGTGATTGCGCCACCAATCGTCCCGGTGCGGCTGGCGTCGAGATGGTCGCTCTCCAGCACCTGCAGGCGCAGGCCGATGGGGTTGCCGGGCGTCGGTTCGCTGGTGAGCAGCCGCACCAGGCACTCCCCGCTCTCGACGACCGAGCGCATGACCAGCGCCTGCAACCCATAGAGATCGAGCCGCCCCTCGGCATCGCAGGCCGTGCTCTCAGCCCAGCGCCGCCAGGTATCGGCGTGCTTCTTGTCCGGCCAGCGGGTGGTGATGCCGGCGCCGACGGCGTTGCCGGTCCAGAGGTCGACGATGCGGGTGGCATAGGGATCGTTGCGGACGGCATCGCGGGCGCGGCGCGTGATGGTGCTCGACGCGCTCGCCACTTCGCTGTTGGCGCTACCGCCCGAGGCCGCCCAGGTCGAGGCGCGAGCATCCTGGGCTGCGGCGTAGCCCCGCAGGGCGCGCCACGCGTCTCGGATGCGAGTGGCCATCATCAGCACCTACTTCACCACCAGCCGCTTCACGACCTCGACCACGGTGCCCTCGCCGAACAGCAGCAGGAGCACGATCGCCACCAGGACAAGTTCGATGCGCTTCAGTCTGGCGTCCGTCTGCTTCCATCGCTCGGCGCATACCGCTTCGTGCACGGCGAGCTTCTGTGCGACATCGTCCTCGGACATGGGATGGTCTCCAGTCGTTCAGCCAGCGTCGCGCGAGAAGCGGGCCAAGGTGATGCAAGGGCGCCGTTGCGCCGGGTTCTCGGCGGCGTAGCCGGCCGCGAGCGCCTGACCAATCTCCGTCAGCGAGCGGTATTCGACGGTGCGGCCTTCGAAGGTCACCCGCGTGGTCCCGCCGGTGTAGGCGTCGGCCAGGCCACGCCAGCGATTGCCGATCGGCTGCGCCAGCGCCCAGGCCAGAGCGTCAGGATTCATGATGGCGTTCCTCAACGCAGCCAGCCGGAGCGGGTGCCCAGCCATGTCCGCGGCCGCATCGTCGGCGAATTGCCGGGTGCCAGCGGCGCCGGCGCAGGGGGAGCCCGGTCCAGGGTTGCTGGGACCTCGCTGCTGGTGGGCGTGGCCGCCATTGCAATCGGCGCGTCTGCAAGCTCCTCGCGGAGCCGCTGCCAGAACCGCTCGCCGTAGCGATCGGCACCCAGCAGCCACAGTGCGGCGCGCGCCAGCACGGCGCAGTCCAGCGCCTCATTCCGCTCCCGGAGCTTCGACCACTCTTGCCGGGCGAAGCCCCTGCGGTCCTTGGTCGTGCGCAGCTGCTCGGCAACCAGCTGTTTCACCCACTCCACTTCGATGGTCCGTGGCAGATGCACCCATCCCTGCGGGACATCCTCCGCCTCGCCACGGCCGAGCCAGAGGCGGCGATACAGATCCGCCTTCCAGGTCGAGACCGAGACAGTCCACAGCTTCAGCCCGCGCCGCAGCTTCTGGCCGTTCACCAGGGCATCGACCAGTGTCGGCCCCTGCACCGGCTGCGCCCGGTTCCAGCCCTCCACGCCCTTGGTCGGCGCGATCCGTGGATCCCGCAGGTGCCGGAGATGCCCGTAGACGGACGCCGTGTCGCGACCGCCGGTGTCCACGCAGACCTTGGCGATGCGAATCGCTCCGGCGGTGGCGCGCGGCCAGTTCTTGGCCAGCAGCTTCGCCAGCTCATCCCACGGCGCCCGCTCCCGTGGACTGCCGGCGATCACTACGTGGTCGACGAGCCAGGAGGTGTATCCCTCGGCCCAGCCCCATACATCGACCTCAATCCGGTCGTCCTGCACGTCGACGCCCGCGGTCAGCACCAGCGCACCAGGTGGCACGGTGCCGATGGCGAAATCTTCGCGCCGTTCTACCAGGCGCTCCCAGTCGGGTGCCTCGCCGTGCTCCTGCCAGACTTCTCCGAGCACGGTGTTGCGGAAAGTCTTGAGGTCTTCCGGCTTGCCCTGCGCTGCCTCCCAATCGCGTGCGATCTGCTCCCACGACAGCCAGCCGACCGGCGAATACAGAGCGGAGATGTGGAAGCCGACCGTGTGTGGGTCCTGCGATGTGGCCGTCGCCCGCCATTCTCCGCCGGCCAGCATCGCCGTCTTGTGGTGCTCCCCGATCGCCACGTCGCAGGCATCGCAGTGATAGGTCACCGAGGTCGGGTTGCCCTTCTCCCAGATCAGCCGCTCGAACCGAAGCCACTGCATCGCCTGGCAGTGCGGGCACGGCACGAAGAACCTCCGCTGGTCGCTCGCCAGGTACTCCCGTTCGATCCGGCTTCGGCCCGCAATCGTCGGCGTCGAGACCAGATACGCCTTGCGCCGCCAGCCGAAGGTCCGAGCACGCGCCTCCGCGAGCGCAATCGGGTCACCCTCACCTTCGACGTCGCCGGGATAGGCATCAACCTCGTCCAGGAACAGGAACCGCGCTGTCATCGAGCGCAGCCCCACCGCCGAGTTGGCGCCGGTCAGCACGAGGATGCCGCCGGGGAACTCCTTGGACAGCATGGTGTTGCCGCTGTCCCTGGCCCGCGCCGGTGCCACACGCTCGCGCAGGGCCGGTGTTTCCTCCAGCAGGGGATCGATCCTCTGCCGGCTGAAGCGCTTGGCCAGTTCCACCGTCGGCTGCACCGCCAGCACCGGGGCCGGCACGTGGTGCATGATGTAGCCCAGCCAGCAATTGCCTCCCTCGCTGTTGTGGGTGGGTATCCAGCCGTGGCCGCAGAGGTACAGGTGGTTCGGCGAGTCCACTTCGATGCATCGCACCGGCACACTCGGCACAGGCTCGATGCTGGTGATCCGACGGCGCCGGCTCTTGTATAGCCGCCCATGGACGATTGAACGCATCCGCCCGATCTTGCGGGAGAGCCGGAACATCGGCTCCTCGCGATAGGCGGTCCACGAGACCCGCCAATACCCGAGGCAGGTCCGTTCCTTGTCGCCGAACATCTTCCGCTTCGACGCGATCTGGAAGATCGACGGCTTGTAGCCGAGGCTGCGGAGCAGCTCGACGATCCCTCCGACCAAGCCCAGGTCGGCGTTGCAGAACTCACATCGCTTGCCGTCCGGTGAGATTGTGCCGTCCGTGTCCATCAGGCCACGGATCAGTTCGAGCCGCTGCGCGCGGCTGGCGCGGAGATACGCGGCGGGAATGTGCTTGTTGCCGAGCAGATCAAGCTTCGCGAGCAGCGACGTGAACCGCGAGCGATGCTGGATCGTGGCGGGTGTGCCCCCGTCGTTGATCAGCCGGAAGGTGGGATCGATGACGATGTTGGCGCATCGACCACCACGCCAGTGTGGCAGCCGGAACTCCGCGGTGAAGCCACAGTCATTAAGATGATCGGCGATCTCACGGTCGCCCTCATCGACCGAGATGTGGTTCATGATCGACGAACCATCGCCGAGCCAGACCCCCAGAACATAGGGGTGGATGATCAGGTCCTGTTCCGGCAGGTCGACTGGCCGAGCGCAATCGATCGCGTAGCGATAGCGGCTGCTCCTCCCGATCCGGATGCGGCCGATCATCTCGTCGGTCCGCATGGTGCGGGCCTTCGGCTCCTCGTTGTCGGTGAAGTCCCAGACCGGCCAGCGATGCTCGCCATCGCAGACGATCCGTGTGTCGTCCTCGAAGGTGATGGCAAAGCAGGGGCGGCCGATCATCACCGGCGAGACGCCGGTGACTCGGCAAGGTGCGCCGGTTTCATCGAACAGCGTGTCACCAACGACAAGCGCCGACATCGTGGCCCAGCCTTCGGCCGTCGGAATCGGCGTGTCGATGGCCAGTGGCGCCCCGACCTGTGCGCCCTTCATGAACACCACGCGCCGGGCAGGATGCACCGCGGACAGCGCGTCCATGATGTCCCGCAGATACGGGGTCCGCGACGTGCGCCACGGCCCCGGCTCCGACGAGGCGCGGGTGCTCAGCACCCGGTGCTGGTCAGCCCATTGGCTGACCGTGAGCTGCGGCGGCGGACGCAGCATCGCGCCCGCGCGCCTGCGCACATGCTCAGCGGTCCGCGCTGCGGCTTCCGAGGCCTGGGGGATCGAAGCGATCTGCGACCTCCGTCAGTAGGTCGGTGACGTGCTGCTGCAGCACGGTCTGCACCAAATGCGGCTCCACCCCGAGATCGGCGGCGATCAGGCCGGACACCCGGGCGGGCCAGTTCAGCAGCGCATCGCGCATGGCGCCGGCGATCTCGTCGATGGCGGCGTTGGCCGCCGCCGCGTCCAGCAGCCGGCCCTTGTCCTCGTCCAGCGCCATGCGCTGGGCTTCGACCTTCAGTGCCAGCTGGGCGACGCGCAGCCGGGCATAGGGCGTGGCATCGCCCGACAGCCCGGCCTGCGTCGTCCCGGCGCCCACCGCACCGGCCAGTGGGGAACGCACCGGGTCCGCGGTCTCGATCATGCGCCGGCGGCTCTTCTCCACGTCCCACTGGCCATCCGGCTCGCGCTCGATGCGGCCCTTGGCCTCAGCCTTGCGCAGGGCCGCCTCGGTGACGCCGATGCGGCGGGCCAGCTCGCGAGTGGAGGGTGTCATCTCCGGCATGGCGGCGACCTCCCGCCGCACGTGGCACTCATTCTGCGCTCAATCCGACTTGGCTGTGCCGCGCCCCAGCGCGAAGTGTCCATCACGCGCAGGGGATCAGACCCCGCCAGGCAGGAGCAGCACATATGGCCAGCACCAAAACCACCCCCGAGAGCAGGAACCGCGCCTGGGGGTTCTTCGGCACCATCAACCACCATGGCGATGCCGCGATCGCCTGGCCGATCGCCATCAACACCATCAGCGACGCCACGCAGCTTCCTGCCGAGACGGTGGCCACCTTTCTCGATAGCCGGCACGGCCGCCACTTCGCCGACGACGTCGCCAACGAACTGGCCACCGGCAAGGTGATCGCCGGCGCGATCGAGGCCGCCACCGCCCGGTGGATGGGCTGGCGCATCAGCACCCGCACCGCCCACGAGACCGGCATCCCCCGCGGGCTTCCCTACCTCACCGGCTTCGCCATCCACGCCGAGATCGAGGCCAGCACCGCCGACTGACGCGCCGCCCTTTGCCACCGCCCCGACCGGGTGACGGGACCCCATTGCGGCCTGCCGCAATGGGACCCCTACCCGGCGGGGCTCCAGGCCGTAGCAGCCCCTGGTGGTCAGGGGCGCGAACTGGAGCACGCCGATGAGCCTTTCCCCCGCAGCCGCCATCGTCCTGGCCCGCGCAGCCGAGCGCCCGGACCGCCGCATCGAATTCCACCGCAAGCTGCCGACCGGTGGCCGCCACAAGATGATCGACGCCCTGCTGCGCGAGGGCCTGATCGCCGAGACCCAGGGCGACTACCGCCTCGGCGACGGCGCCCTGCTGATCGAGGACTCCGCAACCGCCCTGATGCTGACCACGCTGGCGCTGACCGACGCCGGCTTCCGCGCCCTGAACCTCGACCTGCCCGGCGACGCGCCCACGGCCACGGACGCGCCCACGGCGGCCCACGTGGCGGCGGTGCAGGCCGAGGCCCTGGCCGTCGCCGACGCCCTGGAAGCCGCCCAGGGCGCGCCCCAGCCCGCCCCCCGCGCCAGCCTGCGCGCCGCCGCCGCCGCCGTCCTCGCCGCCTG